CTTATCGAGATCATGAAAGTCAAAACGCTTTGTATGCTCAAGGCCGTACTGCCAAAGGCAATATAGTCACTAATGCTAAAGGCGGTCAATCGTTTCATAATTGGCGTTGCGCTTTTGATTTTGTGCCTGTAGTAAATGGTAAGGCTAGATGGAACGATCACGACGCTTATGCTAAATGCGGTAAAATAGGTGAATCAATCGGTTTTGAGTGGGCTGGTCGCTGGACGGGCAAACTCAAAGAAACCGCTCATATGCAATACACGGGCGGCTTATCGTTGGCTGATTTTCAGGCTGGCAAAACTTTAAAATAGGAGTTCATTATGTTTAATTTTTTATTAGAACGCGGCAAAGAACCATCAACATGGCGCGGTTTATCATTATTTTTAACCGCTGTTGGTATTTATATAGACCCAACTTTATACACTCAAATTACCACTATTGGCGTTGGCATTGCAGGCCTTATTGGCATGGTTACAAAAGATAAAAAATAAACTTTATAGGGTGGAAGCCTTCGGGCTTCCCCCTTTTTTTTAGCAAGACCAAGTATTAAAATCTAAAAAATACCAAAAATTACTCCAAATCCCTTTTTCGTTATCTCTTTTAATGCTTTCACGAATTTGTTGTTTAATTTGTTGTGTCGTTAAATGTTTACTCATTTTCAACTCCTAATAATTTTTTAACTTGTTTTAAAAGTTCCGTTTCAGTTCCGTAGCGTTTTTCAAATTCTTTTATTCCTGCGTGTAATGCAACACCATAACCACCATGCTGATGATGATTAGGACACAAAGGGATAGCCTTATCATAGGATGTCTTTTGCCCAACGCCAGCTCCGTGACGGATATGGTGAATATGAGGGCTAGAATAACCGTAGCCAAGATTGCGGCACACGATGCAACCAAGTTGAGATAATTTGTCATAGTGTTGCCTTTCTGCTTTAATCATTTTCAAGAACGTATGTAGCTACGTGGCAAGGCTCATTAAATTGATTTTTAACCTGAGTATTAATGGTTGAAATAACGTAACCTTCCCTGCGTAGTTTTAAAATTAAAGCTGAAAGCCTATAAATTCCTAGAATTTGCCAAGACTGCAATGGATTAATTCTGCGGTGAGTTTTTAAAAAAGTTAACAATCTGTCTTTTTGTGTCATGTCTTATTCCTCCAAAATTTAACCGTAATATTTACGACCAAGCCTAAATTCAGGCTCCATGTTTTCCAAGTATCTTTTAAAACTAAAAAATTCTACTAATTCTAAATCCGTCATGTTGTGCTCCTCCCTTCTGCTCTTGCGCTACTTTCTAAAGACCGCCACACCTCAATTTTGGCTTCTGCGGCAACCATTAACCACCTAAGTCTTTCACAATCTGCCACCGCAGTTTTTAATGCTTCCAAATGCGCAACATATCGGGGATGGGCATAAGCATAAGATTCTTTTTCTGACTGAGTTTTTGCATCGTAAGCCTCACTCATTAAAATTGCTTTCATGGTTTTACGATATTCAGTCATATAAATCACATTGGCTTTAGCCTGTGCATAAGCGTCGGCATTATCACGAATAAAATCCAATGCTTTGAATGGGCTAATTTCATCAGTCATTTGTTTTCTCCAATGTATCGTCATTAAGCATTCCGTAATGGGTTGCGGTAGACAATACACACTTTAAAATACTTCTTGCTTGCCAAGGTGTAAGTTCATCCTCATTTAAACAAGCAGTAACCATTCCTGCGATACTTGATAAACCTGAGTCATAAAGTTGTATTGCTTCTTTAAATTCTTTTAGTAATTCTGTCTTGTTTTGTTTTTTCATGTTAATTCCTATTATTAAGTCTAGTTAAAATACTATTTAAGATGCCAATTACAAACGCTAACAAAAACCACATCCAGTTTTCAGTCTTAATGTACATATAAAGAATTAAAGACTGCCCAATTAAGTCAATCATATTAAATTGGTACTTTAAAAGATAAGTTAAAATCTTGCCCATGATGCATCCCTCGCTGGTTTGTTGATGTGATATAAAAATAATTCAGCCCTATTTTTTAAACCTTTTTTAGCAAAAATCCTGCTCATTAGTTTTTTTACCTCTTGCTCACCAATTCCCATTTTGTTTGCTATTTGTTTATTAGAGCATCCTGTTTCTAAAAATATGTCATGCGCTTGTTGTTCTCTTGCTGTTAATTTCACACCGTTCCTCTTTTTTTATCAATATCGGCAATAACCTGAAATCGTTGTTTGCCAGTAGTACTTATTCCCAATTCCCTAGCCTTTTGCATCATTAGATTGTCATCTGTTCGCCAAGCCTGTGACTCACCCTTTTTGGCATCCTCTTTTAACCAATCGGCTTTAAATCCACCCCACCCACGTTCACAACAAATAACAATAGTTTCTTGTAAGGTTAAACCTGCCTTTTCTGCCTCACGAGTAATACCTGATAATGCCGTTTCAGTTATAGGTAACTTTTTACTTCTGCGTAGTGTTAAAAAATCATTCCAAGTATTTAGAGAAACATCCGAAGGACAAGCAACTTTAGTTGCGGTAGGTTTTATTTGTTTATTGTTTATTGGTTCTTGTTTATTGTTTAGCATTGGGGGTTGTTTAGGGGGGTTATTAGGGGGGCTATCGCTAGCCTTTGACCACCGTTTAGCCGCCCCAAGTTTACCTGCCTCAATATAGCCTTGATATTGCTGTATTTCCTTGTCAGCACGTGGGTTAATCCAACCATTATCTGTCTCAACAAAAAACTCAGTTAATACAGTCTGCACATCTAATAAAAATTCTTTGTTAAGACAAATAAGCCGAGTGGCCTGAGAAGCATCTAGTGGGATTGGTTTTTCGTGTAGGTAGTAGTAGTCGAGCAATCTGCGGTAGCACAAATCCTCGGTAGGTGTTAAGTGGCGAGTGTGACTTAAATAATCGCCTATATTGAATTGGTAATAATGCATAGTTTTATCCCTATCAAAGGTATCACAGGTAAAAAGTCAGGCAGGTTGGTGATAAAGCAACTTTTCGGGGATGACCCTAGCCTGATTAAGAACTATTATATATTACAACTAGATAAAGTGTTCATAATTTATAATATATCCTCTATTGCAATCTCACATTGACCGCCTAGCGTAAACACCTATTGGGGCTTCCGTGGCTCTCACCGATTTTTAACCGATAAAGCCAAAACATTTAAGCAGGAAGTTTGGGTTGCCTATGTAAATTCCAAACACAAGGGCTTTGGTTCTCAAAGATTATCCGTTGGCATATCACTTCATGCGCCCGATAAAAGAATACGAGATATTGATAATGTAATTAAAAGCCTATTTTCATATTGCCATGGGTCGCATTTGTCATAATCTAAATGATGTATGTGAAGTGTTTTATCTTCACTATTACAGTTTCTACATTTAAACTCATCACGTTGTAAAATTTCTAAACGTTTCTTTTGCCATTTAGGATTCTTTAATTTTTCTTTATAAGTCATTTTGATAAAATGAAAAACCCTCTGAAAAAAGCTGCAAGACTTTTAACAAAGGGTTAATCTAGTAATGTTTTTACTATCTGCTTGCAGTCAGACTTTGCAAAAATACAAAATTAAATTGGAATAAAAAAATTTATTTTAATAAAAATTGAAAATAATATACTCAAAGCCTTTTAACACCTTAGTTTTTCTAACAAATAACTCAGTAATATTTTTATCGTTAAACTCATATTTCTTTTGTAAACAATCAATAAAGCACTTTAAACCATTATCAATATCACTGGCTGCAGAGCTGAATCCAAACTCAATCTTTAAACGTATATTATTTTCGGGGATCATATCAACTTCAGGTAATAATAAAAGCATTTTTTTAATATAATCTTCATATTTTTTAGTTCTAAAGCGTCTACCTTTGTAGGCTTCATTTATAGATAGTGCCTTAATATGTATCTTCATTTTGTAAAAGTACAATAAAATACTATATTTATTATATGGCAGGCAAAGTAAGTATAAGAAATATAATAGTTCGTGAATACATTGTAAAGTTTCCTAATGCTCCAAACGCTTCACTAGCACGTAAAATATTAAAAGAGAATCCTTTACATTTTGTAAACACTGAAAGCATTAGAACTATGATAAGGTCTATTACTGGCAGTAAAGGAATTGCCGATATAAACCAATTAAAAGATAAAAGTTTACTGCGTGAAAAAAGAAAGTCAACCGATTATTTACTACCTGAAAGCTATGCAAACGAATACACGCCATTTGAAATAAAGCAAAGCAGAATATTAATAATTAGCGATTTGCATTTTCCCTATCAAAATAACGAAGCTATTACCCTGGCATTAGATTATGGCAAAGAAAAAAAAGTTGATTGTATATTAATTAACGGTGACTTAATTGACTTTGCAACTATTAGCCGGCATGAGAAAGATTGGCGAAGTAGAAACGTAGTACAAGAGTTTGAAGCTGTTAAATCATTTTTTAAAACATTAAGAGATCATTTTCCACAAACAAAGATAGTTTATAAGTACGGTAATCACGATGAACGTTATGAGAAATATCTTTATGCAAAAGCACCCGAGATATTTGATATGCCTGAGTTTCAACTTGAAATAATATTAAAACTTGGTGAACTTAAAATAGATATTGTTAAAGATAAACGACCAATAATAGTAGGCAAATTGACGGTATTACATGGACACGAATTGTTTGGAATGGGTGGGGTTAATCCAGCCAGGGCTACATTTACCAAAACAATGGAAGACACGTTAGTCGGTCACTATCATAGGACAAGTTCACATAGTGAGCCTACTATGAATAACAGGCTAATTAATGTACATTCGCAAGGCTGTTTATGCGAAATGCATCCTTTATTCGCACCGATTAATAAATGGAACTTAGGATTTGCATACGTTGAATTGAATATTAAAACTGGTGAATATTTTTTAGAGAATAAGAAAATAGTTAACAATAAAGTTTATTAATGTTACAATATTTATTAAATATAATTAAAGGTAAAGGTAAATGTAAATGTAAGCACATTGTAATTACTAATGAAGTACGTTACTATTGCAGTCAATGTGGTAAAATATTAATTAAATAACACAAAATGTGTGACACAAAATGCGTAAAATGAAACATTTAAATTGGTTTGAAATAGAGGTTTACTATCCAATAGATGCAAGTTTATTTGAAGCTGAAGTTGAACTATCAGAAATTGAAAAGTTATCCGCTGGCATAGTAGAGGGTTACGAAATTGGAATAGCTATTTTTAATTTAGGTAAATCAACCGTACAATCTTTATTACCTAAATGCTTTATACCAAAGGGAAAATCAAATAAAAAATTTTACACAGAGGTTATATTTGACGATGGTTCTTTTGCCTTTGCAACTGCTAAGCCATTAGAAGTATATGCCATAATAGACGATTATTTAGAGAACTTGCCTATTTCTTCCAATTTAGAGGATGCTCAATGATTTGGGTAAATATAGGTATCAATTCCTATAATAGGCTCTTTAAATAATCTTTAACTTTATCCCAAAATATAACTTGCTCCAAAGTTTCAAACTCATTTGTCTTACCATGTATTTGATTATGTCGGTAAAGTGTATTTCTTTGCTCTTTACACTGCATGATAGCTAGTTGAATGTTTGTTTTATCGGATATACAAGTTATGCAAATGATTTTATTAATATCGTTAATCATTGCATATGCTTTTAATTCGTGTTTTTCCATGTGTAAATATAAACAATAATTTGCAATTTGCGAATCGAGAATTATATCGTATCATATAGTATCAAAAGTTGAAAATTTATTTAGTTTTGATAAAACAGATTTTACACTCATGTACAAATTATTTGATTTTCTGTACATGATAATTTAAAGGCATAACCTTAAAATAAATTTAAATAATCAGTCTATAACCTTAAAGCGAACTCTTTTGATTAAAATTAAACTTATTGATTATCAAGCAGTTATGTAAATAATTAAAAATATATTTGGTAGTTAAAAATAAAGTGTATACATTTGTACACAGATAACAATAACTAAAAAACAAACAACATGGAAATTCAGTATAATAAAAGGTATTTACTTGACGATTTAGAACTACAATTAAAAAGAAAAAACGAAAATGTTTATACATTTAACGTTATGAATAAAGAGATGACAGTTAACATTTATGGAAACGTTGTTTATAATATTTGTATAATTTCAAAAAGAATAAACGAATTAAAACTAAAATAATGAAAATCAAACAAACCAAAACAAAAGTTTACCCGATCCGTTTAGAAACGGTATTGTTAAACCAGGCACACAAAGTAATAGAGCCTTCAGAATTAAGACTGAGAATTAAAAAGAAAATTAATAACTACTTAAAAACAATCAAATGAATCTAATAATACCAACACTTTTTTTTATAGCTATGATAGTGATTAGTTATACAATGTATAAAGAGTATATTAAAAGTAAACGTGCAAAGGCTATACAAGAAGCTAAAGACGAAGAGAATCGATTTATAATTGAGCGTAAAGTTATGCGAGATGTTAAAGAACGTGCTGAGTACTGGGATAACTTTAATGTTGGGTTGTATGTTGAATATTTAGAAAATAAGTAACGGTATCGGGCTAAAGTGTCGTTTTAATGCACTTTTAGCTCGTGTTAGCACCAGTACGGATTATTAACTAAAAATATAAATAGAATGAAAGACACATTTAGATACTTTATCAGAAAAAATTTCCCTGAAATAGGCGATATGAGTAATGAAGAAATTGACCAAATAGGAGTTGAATTTCACAATCATTTAGATACCAAATTGAATGATGAACAAAAGAAACGAGTATTGCCAAAGAGTGCGGTTGATGTAGTAATGAATAGCGACCATCCATTTAAAACAAATGGTTTTGAACCTGCTTATGTATTACATTTCACTCAATGGATAAAAGAGCAATCGGAGGCACAGTCGTAGTATTGGTGCTAACTACTCGCTACACGCAATCAACCACCTTAACTAACTGATAATGAACGAAGCAAAACCAAACAACGATTATTTTATAACCTACTCTAACTACCTAATATTTGAAAATCAGATACTAGCATTTAGAAAAAAGTTGTTATTTAATATCACAAATGTTCCTACACTCGTTAACTTTAATGAATCGGCTAATGCTTGGATAATTAACAGAAAGCATTTAAGTAAAAGTAAAGCTAGTCAGTTATTGATTAACGAGCCTAAAAAAGTTGATGTAAGTTATTTGCAATGGTATCAACAAATCAATTTAGATAAAGTATTTAATTTATAACTCAAACTTGAATTAAAAAATGACAAAACTAGAAGTAACACAAGAAGGAGAAATATTTATTTACAATTTCACTTTGGCGGATGGAACTAAGAAACAACAAAAGTATTCTAAGACTACCCACGAAGCTATTAAAGAGTATTTTAGTAAACCTAAGAAAGAAAAGAAGAAACCTGCTCCTGCTCCAAGAGTAGAAGACGTAAGAGAATACTTTAAATCAAAAGGATATACCTTAGAATCCGCGAATAAGTTTTTTGAATACTATTCTACTATGGAATGGAAAGGAGCTAATGGTTCACCTGTTCTTAATTGGAAAGGGAAAGCTTTATCGGTTTGGTTTGTTGATAAGAATAAAATACAAGAAAAAGTGGAGCAAACATCATCATTTTTTAGAAGTTAACTATGACATTAAAAGAGAAAGAAAGAGCGGTACTAAATTTATATGCAGATAATGAAAATTTATTCGAGTCATGTCACCATTTGATATTTGATGAATTGTGGTCCACAAATTTTAACAAGGTTAAGTATAAAATTATAAAACATAACCACGATAAAGGTAGAAAGTCTGACGTTTATCTACTTTCTAATATGTTGATTAAGTCTGGCTGTAACAAGAAAGAGATTGGATTAGAAGTTTCGGAACCAAATTACGCTATTGCTAAAAATGTATCAGAGTATGTAAATGACATATTCGATGAGTACACTAAGAGAAAAATGCTACCTATACTTCATAGCGTTCACTCAGAGCTTAGTAATGAAATAACTGATGTAAATAGCTCTATTGAAGATTTAAAGTCAATAGTGTCGGATATTGAAAGCATTAAGAACAATCTATCAGTAGAAAGACACGTTGAAGATATTTTTGATGAAGCTTTTGAAGAGTTAATGGAAGCTCAGAATAGTAAATCTGAAACAATCGGACACTCTTATGGAATAAAAGACTTGAATAAAATTACATCAGGAGCCAAGCAGGAAGTAATTGTTGTTGGAGCAAGGCCAGGAATGGGAAAGACTAGCTTAATTATTAATATAACTAAGCATATAGCTGTTGATAAAGGAGAGCCTTTGATTATATTTTCTTTAGAAATGCCCGCAAAACAATTAATGAAAAACATTTGGGCTAACTGCCTAGAGATTAATAGTTGGCAGATTAGAAGTGGAAATGTATCTGATGAAGATTTAGTAAGAATTAAAAAACTAAGAGATAAGATTAAGAGAAACCTAGTTATTGATGACACTCCTGGAATTACTTGGCAATATATGAGAACTAAGATAAGAAAGGTTCGTAAACAACTAGGCATTCCATTAAGTACACTTATGACTGTAATGATTGATTATTTACAGTTAATGAAGAATACCAAAGAAGAGACGGTTGGAAAATCTAAAGAAGAACAAGTTGGAGATAGATGTAATGGGTTACTTGAAACTTCTAAAACTGAAAATTGTTGCATGATTGAATTATCTCAGTTGTCAAGAGATGTAGAGAAGAGAAATCCGCCATATCCTTTAATGTCTGATTTGAAAGACTCGGGAGCAATAGAGGCCAACGCTGTACAAATTTGGTTACTTTACAGGGCTGATTACTATAATTCTGATGCAACAGATCCAAAAACAGGAATGGATTTGCGTGGACTGTGTGAAATTAACGTAGCTAAAAACAGATACGGAAGCACGGGAAAGGTTTATGTAAGATTTGAGGGTAAATACTCGGCATTCAAAGACTATGCTCCTGATTCAAACGATATAATAAAAGGAGGCGCAAGTGGAGACGAGTTCTAAAGTAGATTTTAAATCCCCAATAGGATTAGCTTTATCCGCTATATGCCTAAAAGAGTTCTATAACCTTTACGATAATGAAGGTTGTGGGATAATAACAAACACACACTCAGGAGCTATGCTATACGATTTACTTAAATGGGCAGGTAATGATATGACTATTGATGAAAATATCAAGAAAGAAGTATTAGAGAATTGTAAAGCAGACTACTTAGTCATCCAAGATAGAAGTATTAAAGATAAAGATAAGCATAAGAAGATATACCAAGACTACTGTAAATGTAAGATGGCTGAGATATGGCTTAATATTAAAGCGGACTTAGATAAAAGAGTATTTCCTGATGAAATACCTATTCCTAAATTAGATGCTCAATACCATAAATTTAGGCTTAATAGAGAAGAATAAAAAATAATTGATTATTTATTCAATTTTATGTAACCTTATTTATTTTTATACGTTTAACTATTAAAATAACACACCATGGCAAAGAAAGAAAAAGTAACACTACAAGAATTGATAGTACAAACTCCTGAGTTAAAGTCATCTCTTCTTAAATTTGAGAATGTAAAATTACAACTCGACAAGGCGGCGGAAACCTGCCTACAAATTAAAGTAATTGATAGCGATAGTCTTTCTGTTGCAGAGAATAACATGGGTAAAATGAATGACTTAGTAAAAGTTATTGAAAAGACTCGTAAAGATGAAAAACAACCATACTTAGAGAAAGGACAAGCTATTGATGCGGCGGCGGCTTATGTATCTGAATTATCAGAAGTAGCTCTTAAACATCTTAAAGATGAAAAGATAGCTTATATCAGAAAGGTAGAATCGGAGAATAAGCGTAAGCAAGATATTCAAGATAGTATTGAAAAGACTAAAAATTGGTGTCAAACGAGATTAGAAATGGCTAAAGATTATGCTGACTGTGATTTATGTTTAAATAGATTAGCAGAAGTATTAGACAGAGAAGCTATCTATCAAGAGTTCTTTTCTCAAATTGAAGAAGTAGTTAGTGATTACAGTAGACTATTTAGGTTAAAACAACAAGAGTTCGCCGCCGAAAGCCCTGATGAATTAGAAGCTATTAAAGAAGTCCAAGCAGAGATAAAACAAAATATCGAATCGGC